ACCGTGACCGAGTTATCCGTCATAAATACTTGACCCGTTCCTTCCACGATTCCCAAATTTATAGAAATTCCATCTTCATCAATTTTAAAAATTGATGATCCGTTTACCACGTACAAATATTCTCCAAAAACGTAAGTTCCTCTATTCGCTCCCGTTCCTACCGTAGAAAACCTCCAAAGTCCCCCCGTATAAAAAAGAGCTGCATCGCTCAACGCCCCGATAGTTAAGGGCCGTACCGGATACAGATTTTTACAGGTCTGCGCCGCCAAGGGTAGAGATTCTGACTCATAAAAGCCTAACGATATTGGATACCTCATTATTAACCGCCTACCACTGACCAGCTTGTTCCGTTACAAATATAGGTAGCGAAAGGTTTCGCATTCCCTGATAACACGTGTGTTGCGGAGCCATCAATCGTTTCCGAGCCATTCGGAGTTACTGTCACTGTATTTCCGGCGCTCGCGTCCCATTTCTTAACGGTAAACGAGTAACCTTCAGAATCCGAAATATCCCAACACGTAGAAACGGCGGGGAGATTTACGACAATGTTTCCGTCTGTTGAATTCGCCAATAATACTTCGTTTGTTAGTACCGCCAATGTAATTGGGGAGTCGGCGTACACTTTACTTATCAAAGGTCTGTAAGTCCCTGTTTCTGTCGTAATAAATCCCAGCGCAACTAATAGGTCGTACAGGACATTTGTAGCGAAATTCGAAGGACTTATTTGCCGAGAACTTCCCCCTTTCACAATCCTCATGAAATCGGTCGTGCTGGCCATGGTGGTATCTTTGGTCAGATCCGCTTCTTTATCACCCATTTTTAATCCTCTGTTTCAATTACCGTTCCTTCTTCGGTTTCCAAACTAATTCCGACTCCGCTTTCTAAATCGTCAAGAGTCGAATCGCTAAAGTAATTTGATATACTGCTAAATCTGTTATTTTCAATACCTAAAGGCAACGTATCGGGGTACTGATCACTGATTTCGCCAAGTTCTCTTGTTATTAAATTGTTCATCGAACTTGTGGCGAAAACGGCCAACCCTGGAGGTATAACCCTCGCATATTCAGGAGCAAGACGAGTGGCTAAATTAGCTTTTATCGCCGCAACAGACCAATCAGGCAATAATGTATCGTCTGTTTTTACCGAGCATTTTTGGTACCCAATATTAACTCCCTGCGACGATAATTCACTCATCAGGTCATTCATGACCTCTATCGAGTCTGAATATTCATCATCCGTGAGATCCTGACCGGCAACTTTAGCCCCTATAAGGGACATAGCCCTATTTACTACTTCGTTTGCGGTAGTCATCTAGTATCTTCTTTTTTTGGTTTTTAATATTAAAAGTACTGCTGACTTTCACACCAAGTTTTTTACCGATAAACTTCAATTTCGATTTCCACTCTTTATCGCCCAAAGTTACTAAATCCAAAGCTGCGACAAGTTCATCTTCTGTCATGTCTGGCTCTTCAGGTTTTAAAACTTTTACTTTTCTTTTATGGTGGACAAATTCTTGAGCAAAATCCGGGACTTCTTCTTCTGGTTTCTCTTTCAGAGTGTAACCTCCTGCAAGATACTGATCCAGTTCAAAATCGTAGATCATGCACGATTTCCCATCCATCCAAACTTGAAAATATTTTTGATCACTCATCTCTTTTTCATTTTTGTACTACCCTCCTTTACAGAGGGCAGTTTGGTTTTACCCAATCACCTCGCAATCAATGACTAGCCCGTAAGCTGCCCACCGAAAGAAGGATTCTGGACTTTGACACCGTACAGCACGTCAAATCTCCAAAGCTGAATGTCCGTGAGAACATTATAATCAGCAACTAATCTGATGGAAATTCCGTCCATTGATTGTCGAGACTTAACATTCGCACCAGAAGGAAGATCCAAAGGAGCCATAGCCAAGGTAATGGCGTTTTTATGCCAGAACAAATTCCTTGAATATTGAGTGGCCGAAGTACCTTTGAATGTTAAAGCTGCGTTGTTAGGCGCGGCTTGTTCGCATGTTTGATAAGCCCCAGAAGTGATGATCGGAGGTGAAATAACAAGATCCCTCGCTGTGGAAATTATAGCACTCTGGGAAATCACCACAAAATCTTGTAGCTGCCCCGTAGAAGTACGAGTTCTTGGGTTGACCGCGTAACAACCGGCGATATTAAAAATATCCCCCGCATTCATATCGAAGGAACCTGATGTAACGCCGTCGATACTCAAAGTCATGGTGTACCCATCTTTGGATACCGCATAAGTTGTACTTTGCGTTCCCGCTACCAAAGCTGTTGACGTCGGACTATCGTAAGTACCGGTCGTGTGTCTCGGTACTGTCTGAGACTCAAGCACTTGAAAACCCGCCATTTGGCCGATATACGCTTGGTTAAACATCATATCTGCTCTGTTACGAGCGAGATTTCCTGCTGCTCCGTGTCCCGCAGTACTCGAACCGACCGCAAGAGAAGTTCCCGCTACGTTGACTGCTGCTGCTGGATCTAAGAACATACTTCTGTCGTAATCCATCGGCACTGCTGCATTATCGAGCTTGACTTTCGCCGCGCCGATTTGAGCAAATGTTCCAGGAGTAGTTCCAGGAGTTCCAACATACCAGTACAGGTTGTTCTTCGCCGCTGTCGCAATATCTGATTCGATCTTTTGAACCAATTCGATCATCGCGGGTCTCACGTATCTCTCTGAAAAACTTCCAATATCCAAGGTCAATTCCTTGGATGAAAACTGCATGGAAACATTTCTTTGGGTATCAAGCTGAACCGCTACTTTCCCTTCAACACTGTCACTTCCTGCTGAGATCGTTACAGTAGAAGTGGACTGATATTTTACTCTTTTTCTAACACTGATGGTGTCGCCAACTTCACCAAACTTAGAATCAAGTTGACGATCGACTGTTCTCATCATCACCATGGCGTTCTTCGCTTCCACGAGCGCTTCTTTGGTAATAATGTCGGATGTTAAAAGTTCATTACTCATAGTATTTACCTTTTATTGAGTTGTTCGTAATTTGTAATATTCCTCCATAGAAATATTAGGATCGTTAACATCTTTTGATGACGCTGACCCCCCTCCTGATGATTCAGGATTAATTGGATTCGGAGCATGTGTTCGCTGTTTTACGTTTAATTTTCCTTCCAATCTTCCCATCTCCATACCAACCAAACCCGGACTTTGAAGAGAATTTAACTTCTCTAACTCCAACGGATTGCTAAGTAAGTAGTGGTGCAAAGCTGGCCCATTTTGAGATTGCATGATTATATCAGATGCCGCAGGATTTATCTCCACTCCGATAGCATTTTCTAAAACGTCATTATACTCTGGGTTTTTTAAAAGATAATCATCCGACCTCTTGAAAAAATCCTGTTCTATCTTCTGACGAGTTAATCTTGCTTCGGATTGACCGATACCTTCCATCTTTCGATTGACTGCATCGTTGATCCTTTGGTCTATCATTTTCTCATTGTAAGCACTGTTTGCTTGGGCGAATTTTTCATCATCATAATCAAAATCTGCAATGCTCGGTGCATTTACGGGCGTTTCAGGATTTCGATTTTCAAACTTTTGCTCTAAAACAGAGAGTTTATCTTGCAAATTCCGATTGTCTCTTTCTGCTTGCTTCGAACGATAATAAACTTGGTTAAATCGAGCTTGAGTTACAACAGGCTCAACAACTTCGGTTTTGTTATCTTCAGGAGTAGTCACTTCCTCTGTTGGCGTAACTTCTGTTTCTTCTGCGACTTGAGCGTTTTCTTCAGTCATTTTGCGATCCTTATATTTCTATTGAGGAGGTATCTGTCCAGGTGGAAGCTGCTCTGGCATTTGCTGAGCCTGTCCCATCTGTTCGTTTCTCCCTTGCATTGAAGCTAAAGCCTGTTCTCTTTGAACCTGCTCCGCTTGCGAGATTGAACCATCAAGTTCGTGGTTCAAGAGGTCTAAATTCTTTTGTTGCGCTTCGAGTTCATCAGGCGTAGCCCGAATCCCTGCTTCTTGCTTATCTAATATACCTTTGGATAAGGTATCTTCCATATCAACTCTTGTCTTTTGATTTTCAAGAGTTAACTGTTCGTTCTTCGCTTCTTGCTCATCGACTTCGGCTGCTAACTTTTCGTTCGTCAACTGCATATTGATTATCTGTTGTTGCTCCGCTGGGCTTGGCCCAGGTGGAGGCATAGCTGCTTTTTCTTTTTCGTTAGGTTCTATCAAACCTTGAGTTAACATTACTTTTCTAGTTCGCTGACTTAACTCTTCAGCAAATTGGAAGTCAACATTTTTAGCGAGCAAATCAGGTGTTAATTGTGCAAACATCGGAGAGGACTGCGCTAAATCTGTTAAGAATCTTAACGCTTCAGTTCTCTTTGTCGCGAAAGATGGCCCAACATCTGCAACCACATCATATTTTCCTTGTGACAAATCATTTAGTATAACTTTTTGTCCCGTCTGAGTATCGACTATTTCTTTGTTGACGGGAACCATTTCCGTTTCACCGTCTTCTTTTATAACCCGAATTTGTCTGTCTGTGTCGTAAATTCTTGGAATTAGATCCACAAGAATCTCGCCTGTGTATTCC